GTGATCGATCCCTTTGAATACAAATGGATTGATCTTGTCATTTTTACAACGAATTGCTAGGCCCTTTGTTAGATTAGTGATGTAATCCAAAGGATTATTTTCATATAATCTTTCATCAAACCAGCATTCGTCAACAACTGGTAATGCTTGATTTTGATAATAAGTATTCTTATCATCATCCAAGTCTTTTTTAAGAAGATCAAGGTGTTTCTCAATGAGAACCCATTCCTTCTCTCAAAGAGTTAGTAGCAGACCACATGTGATTTCATGTGATCTCTCTGACTTTATGAAGTTTTTTAAACTGACTAACCTAAGGTAAGCCGGTTCATCAATCTCCTTTATCAGTTGCAGTAATTGCTCGCCGCAATGGGTCATATAGGTTTCCGTACCATAAGTACTGAATTCTAAGATAGACATTTTAGCCAGCTCTTCCAGAAATTTCCTCCGGTCGAACTTCTTGACTTTTGTCAGACCCATGATAATTTCATGGACAACGTCTTTGTCAAGACGCTGTTTAAGATGTGCAATAAGAACAGGCAACATAAATATATTTTGCTCTACTTCTCTGCATAGACGACTTGATATCCTTGAGACATTATGTCCTCGGGAGATGTTCATTGATACAAATTCAGCTACAAGGTTTTCCTTAGTGGCATATTTTGATTTCTGAGCATTAATTGAAACACCTAACTTCTCATAGAATTCTGTGAGCTTGTTTTGTGGATCATATATCCATAAGTCATCACCTATCTTGTTATACATCGCCTGCCTTTGGCTAGTTGATGAATACCAATCTTTATACTCTTTTTCATAGTATATGCTTTGAGCATATTCTAATAAGAAAAGGTCGGTTAATGTTGCCAATGCGAACGAGGCATGGATTCCCATACCTTGTCCAACAGCATAACGAGTTTCCTTGCCGGTGTCTTTCACCGACCATGGACACTTCACCACGAGGTTATACCACTCATCAGATATCTCTTTTGAGTATAAAACTTCCAAAACATCCTTTTGCAGTTTAGCTGGCAGCCTGTCAGTCCAATTGGACGCGTCAAGCGAGGCTATACCTGCCCTCAGAGACAGTTGTAATTTTTGAAAACCACCTACGTGGTCAAAGATGTTACAGGTGTCAGAAAACTTAAGTTTAATTATTCTTAAGAGATCCTTCTCCAGAGGTTTGAGGAGAGTTTGCGTGTAAATATCACCGATTGCTATGCATCGGCTTTTATTTCCTGCATCAGGAATGCTAGTAAGCTTCCGAAGGGTAAGATTTTTGATCTTCCTATCTTTGGCTAATTTGCTAACATCTTCCACTTTGGATCCGATATTCCAGACCATTTTGGCCAGTTTATCATTACCTACTAACAAACAAAGTTTGTTGAAGTGCTTCCAGAGAGAACTATCTAAAAGAAGCTTAGCTTCAATGTCGATATTGTTCCATCTAGAACTCCCAAGTGGGCCTGTCGTATTATTCCTTATGGACGGTTTAGAGTACCG